TGGCGAAGCTGATTGATCGTCGCCGCAGTAGCGGCTGACAAGTCCGCATACAAATTCGGCGTGCGCCAGTAAAGCAACTCATCCGTCCCAACGGGCGGATTGAAAGTATGGACCGTGCCCGCATTCGCAATTGTGGAATACATGGGGCCCAGGTCCTGCAAATCCGACGCTTGAAACGTCGGATAGTTCGTGCCGGTAGGCGGCAACCCGAGCACGGGCGCCGTAGAGCCTAGCGGCAGTGCTACAGAAGGGCCCTTCTGTACGAACGGAAGCGCGGACGTGAAATAATCGTGGCGCTTGCCACGCCGCTGCAAACCATAATCAACGACCGGATCGGGACCATCGTCCCTGTTATCCTCGGTCGAAACCTGAATGTTCTCGTCCCTGAACCATTCGTTATAAATCATGTTGTAGGCGCGCAGGGGGAGCGCCGAATGAAAGAACGTCTCACCGACCGCAATCTGCCCAACCGTCGGGAGACCCATGAAGTCGAAGATGGAGCCGACCGGATAGCCGCCTACAGGCGACTCAATCTGCGGGATCAAGAAATCAATCGAGTCACCGGGGTTCCGCTGCTCGCCCATGAACTGCTGCCAGTGATCCCACACCAGCCGGTTCGGCACGAAAAAGAAAAAGGACTCCAGATAAAGATTGTCCATAAACGGAAATATCGGGGTCGCAAGACGCGCAAACGCCGTCATCCTGACATTGAACGTGTCGCCGGGAAGAATCTCCTCCACCATGATCGGAACCAGATAACCCGAATCGAACGCGGTCTTATAAGTCTTCTGCATCCGAAACGATGAACGCGGAATATCCGCTTTAGGCACCATCGCAAATTGGTGCACATTCACAGACTGATTACGAAACATACAAACTCCTTTAAAGAGAAGGGGGGCTTTCGCCCCCCAGATCACTCAGGACGCTTCACGTCCTGACCCCTGACAAGCTGCCGAGGCTCCGGCAGCAAATCGAACGACGCGTTCCCGTCGTCATACTCTCCCAGGTGATACAGAGTGAAGTCGTCGGGGTGACGACCCAGATCACCAGAGTCCTTGGAATTCACTTGATCGGCAAACGTCCTCGTTGCCTGACCCAAGGACAAAACAAACTGAGGCTGTCCGTACATTTCTGCACCGGAATCCCGCACGGCAATGATCTGCAACTTCATTACTCCAGACTCCTCTTCTTAAATGATAAACGCGCGCGCGTACAAATTTCGCGCACACGCAATCTATCAGAATGGGAGTCTGGGTGGAAGGGATCATTATTATTCTGCCGCGCGAGCTTCACATCCTCAAAACGCTCGGAATCGACAGCCTCTAAAAGCTTATCGTAATAACGGGGAGGCTTCGCCTTCGACCCGTTAACCACAACATAATCGCGAGGATAAACATCCTCGCCATACTTAAAAAAAAACCCGGAGCCAATTCCGGGTTTCAACGACATCCTAAGAAACTCAGGCTCAAGCCAATAGCATTCGCCGGTTTCCAAATCGGTTCGGCGGTAATGGTCATCAGCCGCCTTACCCGTCACTTTCTTCGTGACGTAACGCGCTACGTAAGCAGCGCTCTCAAAATTGAGTTGTCCGATGCTGGCAAAGCCAGCATCCCAGAGGGAGTCCAAAGTCTCGGACGTGTATAAATCTGAACCGGCAGCGGTTTTCTTAAGAAACCGCATGTCCGGAAAATCCATACCAAAAAAAAGTGCGTGATAGTGGGGGCGGAACGTAGTCTCGCCATATTCCCCACACATAAAGAACCTGAACGGTCCTAAACGCTTCCGACAACGCTTCATGAAAAGCTGAAAATCTGAATACCTAAGAGAACCCCTATCGGGTAGATGTTGATCGTCATACGTCAAAGTAATAGCACAGTTACGGGAATGTAACTGACTCTCATGAAGACAACGCACGGCCCACTGACGCGAGCGCTCAAGACGACAACCAATGCACTGACCACAGGGCAAAGTCAGCCAACGCACAACGTCGTTTCCATTCCTGAAAACGACAGCCCCTGACTTCGTCTGAAACGCAGTCAGGGGCTTATAGCAAGGCATCGGCTAAAGCCTGATGCCGCCACGCATCGGACCGGACCAGAGATTCGCACCCTTGGTCCTAGAAACCTGCTTACGAAACTTCTTCGCAGAACGATGCTTGTTCACACCCTGACGGGACAACGGACGCATAAAACCTCCTGAACGAGAAAGGGGGGCCTACGCCCCCCTTATACCCCTAGGCGACAACCTAGAAAAGGTGTCACCTAGCACATTTACATCCAGTGATGAAATGTGCACGCCCCGCTAACGGGGCTTCTTACCGATCTCCTGGACGAGATCGACCTGGCTGGCTGGAGGGGCCGCCATCGCCCGGGCCGCCTCGAGTTGGGCTCTCGTGGCCGCCAGCTCGTCTGTCTGACGCTTTTCGCGTGACTCCAGCATCCGAATAAGCTTCGTCATATCCGCCATCGCTACGCTCCTTCAAAGCCGACACAACGTCAGCAAGCGTAGTCTCCTTCTCCGGAACAGGAACCGCAAGACCCATCTTGCGCATTTCCTCCAAATTCTTGTCATCGGAGCAAAACGCCACAAATTCCGCAGGGTCATTATGAAAGCGATGCCGCGTCTCCGCGCTCATCGCCATGAAAGAGGCCATAGCCTCGTTTAGGGCGTCCATCGCCTCGCGATAGTCATTGACGCCCGTAAAATCTCCATACGTCGGCCTCCGGACCTCCTGCGCCGCCAAGCCGGCGACTCCAAACCTCTTGACAAGAGAATTAATATCAGCCTCATCCTTCTGAGACTGAATGGCTAGAGACTCCTCCGGAGTCACTAGCCCAAAAGCCAAAGAAATCGAGTCCCGATCATGATTACGACCAGAATCGAGTACACGCGCCTTAACAACCTTATCGGTAGCTGCTTTCATTTCTTACCCTTCTTCTTAGGAGAACGATAACGCCCATCGGGACCACGCGGGTTAGCCATACCGCGTTCACGCATCCGCTCTAGAGAGGCCACGCCTCGAACAGCAGAAACAGCATTAGACACAGAAGCGCCAAGACCAACGACACCTCCAATATCCTTAATAGCTGGACGAAGCTGACCGGCCTTTTCGGCCCACTTAGACTCGGCTTCCGCCGCAGGTACTCCAAGCTTCTCCAGATACAACTCAAGCTTAGCCTTCTCCACCTGAATAGCATTTAGCTTCTCCGCTTGGTCATTCGTCAGCTTGTGTCCTCTGGTCTGCTCACGAATACCCTTCAACGTCTCCTCCAAATTATCAATACGACGCTGAGCTTCCACCACGGAATAATTCGCCTGCGAAGCCGAATAACCAGCAGCCTTGGCCAACTCTGACTCCTTTTCAGCGAGCCATGAATTCACCGCTGTACGCGACTGCGACTCGACCGTCTCCGCCCGAGTCTTTTCCAATTGAGCGGCCATAAGCCGCCCTGACATAGCCGAGCTAACCGCCGGCGTAATAGGGTCCTCCTGACGCGCAGGAGACCCCGAGGGGGAGGATGCCCCCTCACGACCCGCCAACATCGGATTCAGGCCAGCGGCCTTTAAATCCATCACACGACGCTGCATAGCTGTATTCGACAGCTCCTCTTCCCAGCGTCGATTTTTAGAAGCTTCCTTCCGGTTCGCTTCATTGCCTATTAGGCCACCAGCCAGGGAGAGCCCACCGCCGACAGCGGCAGCACCGGCCGAACTCCCTAGCCACCCTCCGATAGCCGCCAACAATGGCCAAGCCATTAGAAGTGATCCACGAGGCCCGGCACGCTGTACATCGGCAGCGGCCGCGCAACCTTGCAATCAAAGAACGCATCGAGAATGAACTCCTGCCCTTGCGCCTCCTCATGAACCGCAATAACCCGCGGAATCGGGGGCCTGTCCTGAATAAACGTCGTATTCAGGGTAGGAACAGAAGTAAAACGCTGAGATAGATGCCAAGCATCAATAGTACCAGCGGAAGTACTACGCATAAGCCCAGTAATCTGAGAAGGATTGTACCGATACTCGGCCCAACGCTCCTGGTATCCGAAAACCAGTTCGTCAGTAGCAGTACC